AGGCGAGCAGGGCGTGCGCTCTGGCGCTCACGCCGACACGCTGATCCGCATGTTCTCGCCGCGCTTCAAAGATCGTGCGCTGTTGATCGAGCGCGACGTCGAGAAGTTCGGCGCGCTCATTCTGGATCTGGGCCGTGCGCACATCGATCAGAAGATGATCGCTTGGGTGCCCAAGGACTCTGCCGGGTTCGAAGACAGTTCGGCGCCGGGAGAAGAGGCGTTGCTGATCCCGCCCGCCAAGGGTCTGGTGCCGGTGACGTTCACCTTCGCCGATCTGCCGGACGACGTGTCGCTCACCGTCGATTCGCACTCGTCTTCGCCCGCTTTCTCGCAGGACGCCAAGGAGCTTGCCTTCAGCCTCCAGCGCATCGGCGCCATGTCACCGGCGGAGCTGGTCGATCATGTGGATGTCAGCGATCCCGACGAGCTGCGCGCCGGTATCATGCGCCGCGAAATCGCTCGTGCCGAGGCGGCGAAGGAAGAACAAGAACTCAAAGCTCAAACGCACAGAAAGAAGTGAGGGGCGCAAGCCCCTCATTTTTTACCCGTTGGCTCGCTGCGCATAACACGCAGCGGCGACTGACCGTTTCGAACTTCGGGCAGCTGAATGGAGCTGGGGTTCAGCGCCGCGCTGCGGAAAGCGCCTGCAATGGCCCGGCGCCCCAGAGCGTCCGCCTGCTTTGAGTTGATACCCGCCGCCTGCAAGCCCCTGCCGCCAAAATAGTTGTCCGCCAGTGTCTGTTGCTGGCCGGGCAACTTTGGCGCAACCGCCTCGCCGTGGCGGATGTTGTCCTTCAGATCGGTCATCTTGTAGTCTTCCATGACGATCCTTGCGGTCTCATCAACGGCTTTGACCACCGTCTTGTTGCCGATCTGCCCCGGCCCCTGACCTTCCTCAACCATGCGCTGAAGATTGGCGATCTGCTTTTTGAGCGAATCCATTTCCTGCTTCGCGCCGCAGGCTTTGCTGGGGCACGGTGGGTCTTTGATCGGCACAGCCTTGAACGTGCGGGTGTACTTGTGGTTGCACAGCTCGCACTGATACCGGATCTTGTACTTGGTGGGCTCGAAGAAGCTGTCCGACTTGTCCATGTCGATCCCCAACGTCAGCGTCATTTCAATCTTCCATCTTTTTGTAGCCGACGGGTGTGAACTCAATGCGCTGGCCGCCCGCATTGTGCCGCGACCAATAAGCGTTGTGAACCCACTTCACGTTGATCGTGTCATAGGCGCGTGTGATGCGCCACGACGCTGGATGCGATTCTACGCCGTCTGGCGTCAGCCACACCGGCTGTCCATCGTAGGGATAGGGCATCTGCTGCCCAACGAAAATTTCCGGCTCTGGCAGCTCCAGCCAGCCGGGAGGAATGACCATGGCGTCGATCACCGGACCATCGTCAAACAGCGCCGTTTCGGGTTTCGCCTTGAACTGAACGTCTGACCTTCTCATAGCCCATACTCCGATTGCCAAGTTGGCGGTTCGACCTCTTCTTCGGCCTGCTCTTGCATGGTCCGCAGATAGTTGAAAACGATGCGGTTGACCGTGGTGGCGACCGTCGGCTTCTCGCCCTTCTGAGCCGCCATGACAGCCTCATAGGTCATACCCTGCCCCATCATCTCGCGCTGGGTCCAGTCCTTCCACGCTCGCACCGCAAAGGCCATCGCAAAGACGCGATCATCCTTGCAGTTCTCGTCGCGGCTCTCCGGCGCCCCGATGTGGCCGTCCTCGACCACAACCAGCGACATCTCGTTCAGCAGCGCCCGTGATTTGATCTCCAGCTCTCGCGACACGTAGCAGCCACGCACTTGGTGCATCAGCACCGATTGGGTGGCCCATGTGGTGGAGAAGCCGATGACGTAGCCAGCGCCCATAGAATCGGGGCGCTTGTAAAGATACATGCGCGCGTGCGCCGCAGCGTCTTCCCAGCCGCGCGCCTTCACACGCTCCGCGTTGCTCTCCAGCGACAGCAGCTGCCGCAGATGATCGAACTCACCCAGCACCAGCGCGCCGGGGCCGCCGACCTCCGGGTTCACCAAGCAGTCCACATAGGCGGACGACAGATGGAACAGCACCCACGCGGCGTGCTTTGCTTCGACATCTGCGGTGGCGTACTCCGCCACCTGCACCACCTTGTCGGCGAAACACCGCCAGACAGATATGCAGTTGCCGGTAACAAACATCTTCCCATTTCTTCGCGCAACAAACGCCCCTGTCGGCACTGTCACGCACCACACGTTTCCTTCGTAGTACACGGAGCTCACGTTGGTCGCTTCAAACGTGTGCGCGTCACGGGTGGATAGCCGCACAATCCATTGTACGTTATGCACCGTTCCCGCTTTAGGTTTCTGCGCACATATGGAAACGCTGTATCCCAACTTCGCCGCCAGCTCCTGTATGTCGCTGGCAAAGTCATAATCAAGTCCGGGGCACACTTTGACCCACTGTTGTTCTCGATTACACCAACCGCCATCACCGTCAAGGATACCTTGAAACAGCGCTTCCAGCTGCTCCAGCGATCCTTCTTCCAAGATGCGGCGAGGTATTCTGTTTGTGTCCTCTCCTAGCCACTCAATAAAAGGTTCCGCATCTTTGACATTTATCCGCCAGACGGTTTTGGCCGCTGCGCGACCTCTCGCCGGTAGATTCACGACATATGCGTCGGGGCAAAGTTGCGCCAAACCTTTGCGCATTTCTTCCGCAATCTTGACGCCTGCTTTCACCGTGGTTTCAGACTGCGTAAGCATGATGAACTTTTTGACCGCACGGCGGCCTTCGCGTTGACCAAGTTTTCCGGTGTATTTTCCATTTGATACGTGGCCGTCCGTCAACACCCAGCCCAAAGCTCTGCACATGAGCGGCGACAGGTTTTCTATACCTTTTCCTGCTGGCGCCCCTCCAACAGGTATTTCCCGCACAGACCGGCCCGACGATGCGATTTGCTCTGCCGTATAGAACGCCCAGCTCTGCTTTTTTCCATTTCGAAGAACCCTGTAGTTGCGGCTGACGACGCGGTGTTCCGGCGTAGCCAAACAATCAAGACCCTTACTTGTAAAATTATACATCAACCCTGCGTGGGGCTTGACTATTTTGTCTGACACAATCCCGTATGAATACGCAGCTGTCTTCGGATCGAAACACACGGCTTCGTCTATGCCGACCTGCACATCTTGATATTTTTTCCAACCCTGTTTCGTGAGAATTTCCGTATCCTCACTTAAACAATGATGATCCTTGTGGTCATTTCGGCCATAGGCCGGGTCCATGCCGATCACGTACTTGCCGCCGTCCACCGGCTCTTCCCAGACCTTCAGCTCGATGTCGTCAGGCGAATCGACCCCCGGCTTCAGCTCGAACATCCGAAAGTTGAAGAAATCGCCATCGACCTCATAGCGGTAGGCCTTGTATCGGATGTTCTCCTCTTCGATCTTCTTGATGTCCTGCGTGATCACGCGGGTCTGGAAGAACGAATAGCCAGTCTGGACAAACGCCTGTTCGGCGGTCCACGGCTGGTTCTGATCCAACAGCGCCTGCTCTGCGCCAGCGCTCTCTGTCTTCCACCTGATCCACGCCAGCTGTTCCGCCGTGATCTTGTGGCCGTACAGCTCTTTGACCTGATCAATCATTTCCTTCTCGTCAAAGTCCGGCGGGTGCAGGCCATGCTGAAGAAAGCGGGGGTCTTTACGCGGAATTTTGTTCGTGTCACCGGCCCACCAACCGACGAAGAACGACCGCGCCGTCAGCGGATCGTTGATGCCGTCCACATACCGGGTGCGCCAGTGGTTGAAACCTTTGGCCGTGCTCTCATAGATGAACAGCCGATTTGGGTTCGTCTGTGCGAAACCTTCTTCGAGCGACTTCAGGCCTTCCGCAGAACCATACGCAGCCACCTCCGTAAGATGGCCGAAAGCATAGCCCACGCCTTCACCCCACGAGGTGCCTTTGTCCTTGGTGCCCGCAACCAAGAGATCGAGACGGGCGCCGTTCGAGAACTGCAACATCTGCCGGTTAGACCGGACGATCTTGAACGTCTCGCCGAAATATCCATCGGGAAACGACTCGACGTATTTCTCCAACAACATCCGGTTTGCTTCACGGTTCTTCTCCGTGTCCGTCACCAGACAGCCGATAATGTTTGGATGGAGCGCCATCCAGAACACGTCAATCGCCAAGGAGACCGTGGTCACGCCGAGCTGGCGAGACTTCAAGCAATAGAACTTATGGATGTCTTCATCCAGTCCCGAACCGACCTCTTGAATGAACCGCCGCTGGCTTTCCCAGAGCTCCAGCTTCGCGCCGCGCTCGTCTTGCGATATGGATTCCTTCGACGAAATGCGAATGTCGCCGATGAAGTCCTGAAAAAGCTTCAGCCATTTGGATGCTTTGATAGCCACGCCAGTTTTCCGTCAGTTGGTTGGTTTGGACTGAGCTATCATTTCGAGAACGCACGCTTCGCAAACTGGCTTATCTTCAGCCCAGTCAATTTCCTCTTTGACCCCGACCATACCTATAATAAGACGGGTTTCGGTGCAGAATCCGCAAGTTCCTTCGTGAGGCGCAAAAACTTTTTCTTCTGTCATCGTCACAACCCGTTGTTTTCGCGCCAACTCTTCATGGCGTACTTGTCCTCGACGGACATTTCATTGAACAGCTCGTATTGCGGCTCGTTTTCCGCATCCGGCTCTTCGCTGGGCGGCTCTTCGATTTTGGTTTCGAAGACGCTCACGAACGGCGCCAGTTTGAACTCTAGCTGAAAGCCCAGCGCACGGGCGAAGTCTTCCACCGTTTCGATGGTCGCTTCACGCTGCGACCACATCTGAACCACGCGATCACAGCGGTCGATTGTTTTCTGAATGTCCATTGTCCCCGCACTCCCGATCAAGTCCCACCTCGATAAAACGCCGTGCGGCTTCAGTGTGAGACACCTGCACCGTCACGGCGTAATCCTTCAACCGCTCCAAAAAGTGAGCCGACACGGGGACCGTCACCTTCTCCCGCTTGGCGTCCACTTTCTTTTTGTAAATGCGCGGCATCAGCTTTTCTTTTTCCCTTTCGGGGGATGCGCAAAGTCGCCGAGATTGGCGATGCGGTTAGCAGCGGACTTTGCCGCCGGGGTAACAGGCTTCACCACCGGCTTTGCTGTGGGCGTTACGGGCTTGGGCACAAGCGCCTTGGCCTTCATACCCAGATCTTTGGGGACCGGCGCACGCGCCACGCCGGGCTTTGCAGTGGGGTTGATCGCCATGCTTACTTCCCCTTCTTCTTGGCCGTGCGCTGCGTTTCTTTCGCAATCGCCACCGCCTGCTTCTGAGGCCGCCCTTCCTTCATCAGCTTGCTGATGTTCTTGCTGACGTCCTTCTCAGACGTGGTTTTCTTAAGAGGCATCTCGATCTCCGTGGCTTCTACGCCGACGGGGTTTGTCGGCGTCAGCATCGAACAGCCTTTCGGCTTCGGAGGCAAGAGGCGCGGGATCGGCGGCGGGGGCGGGG